GTGGGACCCTTGATATTATACGCCGAACGATTCGGTGGACCCGTTAACGACCCCCATATCCAAAACAAGAAAAAACATTAGTGTGATATAAATGCAACACCTATGCCACACCCAACCCCACAAGGCCCAAACGCCTGTCTATCACAACAGTGTGACATAAATAACACACAAATCCAACAAAATACAAAAAAAGTAAAAAACTTAGGAAACTTTTCTGAGTTTAGGTCTGTATATATATATGAAAGGGTATTCGCCCGGTCCCTAGTTAAGGTAGACCAGTAATAAAGAGTATAGGTATATACTATAGTCTCTATGTAATACCCTCAACAGCATCCTCCCCCGTTAACCATAGTGAACCTAGTAAAGCAATCGTGTAGACGCGACTATGCCGATAGTGGGGGATGGACCTTATTTTGGTAGTACCTATGCCTTCTAATAAAAAACTTCCGTACAGTAATGTTATTGCCAAAGTTGTTAGACTTGGTACTGGTCAAGGTGTGACTGTTAGTGACATCTTGGCTGGTATCCAAAAGTATCAACATGCGCCTTCCAGCCTAGCTACCTTCTACAAGTTATACGGTAAAGATATGGCCGAAGTTAAGCTAGAGACAACTGGCAATATTGGTCAGGTGGTTGTTCAGAAGGCTTTAGACGGAGACCTTAAAGCTGCGGAGCTTTACCTTCGTAGTAAGGGTGGTTGGTCCCCCACACAAACTAATGTTGAAGTAGAGCAAACCATTGACCCCGACCTAGACGAGAGTGCATCCAGCACACTTATGTCGTTACTAGGATATGACAATAATGACCCCGGAGAAGAAACAACCTGTTCCTGTGAGGAAGATAACTGCCGATGCTCTTAGGGGATTACCTCAGAGTAAAGTTAAGGACATCTTCGATCAGCTAGGGCCACAGAAGACTGAGGAGCTTAAGCATGACTGGATGTTTTGGGCGAGGGATAATCAACTTGAGCCTAGTGATCCCGATTGGAATGTTTGGTTTATTAACGCTGGTCGTGGATTTGGTAAAACTCGCTCTGGTGTAGAGTGGGTACGAGAGAATGTTAAGCGTGGTGTTAAGCGTATTGCTGCTGTAGCTTCCACTAACTCAGATATTGAACGAGTTATGGTCAAGGGTGAATCTGGTTTCCTATCGGTATGCTGGAAGGGTGACAAGACATACGCAGGTAAGAAGATGGGGTTCCCTGAGTGGTCTCCAACCAAGCGTACACTAACATGGGAGAATGGAGCGCAAGTACAGTTCTTCTCCGCTGAGGAACCTGAGCGTCTCCGTGGTCCACAGTTTGAGTTAGCATGGTGTGATGAGACTGCTGCTTGGAACAAGGACATGGACACTTGGCAGATGCTACAGTTTTGTATGCGTCTGGGTAAACACCCAAGGATCATGGTTACGACCACCCCTAAGCCCACCAAACTTATTCGTCAGATACTCAAAGACCCTAAGACTGTAGTTACCTCTGGTAGTACCTTTGATAACTCAGCCAACTTAGCTAGTACATACCTCACTGCTGTTAAAGAGCAGTACGAAGGGACTAGACTAGGTAGACAAGAGCTTTACGCTGAAGTCCTAGAAGAAGCTCAAGGAGCCTTGTGGACTACCGTAATGCTAGATGATGCCTCAGTCAAACATGAGGCTGTCCCAGACCTTTCCCGTATTGTCGTTGCACTTGATCCCGCTGTTACCTCTAATGCTGAGAGTGACATGACGGGTATTATTGTCGCAGGTATTGACATTAACGGTATTGCCTACGTCCTCGGTGATTATACTGATAGGTTATCACCACAGGGTTGGGCATCTAAAGCTATTCAACTGTATCACCACTACCAAGCTGACCGTATTGTAGCGGAGGTTAACCAAGGTGGTGACATGGTTAAGCAGACGATCCACGGAGAAGACCCTACAGTACCTTATAAGGCTGTTAGAGCATCCCGTGGTAAGTTCGCTAGGGCTGAACCTGTATCGGCATTGTACGAGCGTGGTTTAGTTAAGCATGTGGCTAATCCCCCTGATGGGGCTTCGCTGAACGAACTAGAGACACAAATGAGAACATGGGAACCACTAGGGTCGATTGGTTCCCCAGATAGACTTGATGCCTGTGTATGGGCAATTACAGACCTCTCACTCAACGGATATGCGAAACCCAAACTGACCCTCGCTTACTCAAGTGCCAAGGGACTTTCACAGAAATAATAATGGAACCTATCTCATGGTTAAGAAGCTCTCAGAAGCCAAAGCTAAGGCAACCCTTGGCGTAGCTGGTGATAACACACATAACGGTCAAATCCGTGCTGATGAGTTTCTCCCTGAACTGCGTGGCAAGAAAGCTATACGCAAGTATCGTGAGATGCGTGACAATGATAGTACCGTTGGTGCTGTTATGTATTCTGTTGAGCAAATCCTTCGTGATGTTGACCTTCATGTAACTCCAGTTGACGATAGTGATGCAGCTAAAGCGGAAGCTGACTTCGTTAAGAGCGTTCTTGATGACATGGATCATACCTTAGATGACCACATTGCAGAAGCCTTGTCGTTTCTGTCGTATGGCTTTGGTTGGTTCGAGGTTATCTACAAGCGGCGTGTTGGCCCTAACGAGCGTTCTGACAAGAAACACTCTAAGTACACAGATGGACGTATTGGTGTGCGTAAGATCGCAGCCCGTGCGCCTTGGACTATCAATAGATTTGATGTCGATCAGAAGACTGGGGATGTTCTAGGTATTGAACAATCAGTTGGCCTTATGGCAAGCAAGAATTATATCCCAGTTAATAAGTCCTTGTATTACCGCACTACCTCAATAAATGGTGATCCAAGTGGCCGTAGTATTCTTCGTAACGCTTATACTTCTTACGAGTACCTTAACAACCTACAGGCTATTGAGGCCATTGCGGTTGAACGAGAATTGGCGGGTATTCCTGTCGCTCGTATTCCCGCTGAGTATCTTTCTGGGGACGCTTCTTCTGCTCAGTCAGGATTCGTCAACAACTTGCAGCAAATCTTACGAGACGTTAAGTTCAACGAGCAAGGTTACATTATACTGCCTTCCGACACCTACCCCGATAAAGACGGAGCGCCTTCCTCCACTAGATTAGTTGACATTGAGCTTATGGCATCCAATGGTAAACGCAACATTGACATCAACCCAATCGTAAGTCGTTACCAGCATGACATCGCTCGTTCTGTACTTTCTGAGTTTCTTCTGCTTGGTTCCTCTGGGGGTTCTTATGCTCTCTCCAAGTCGAAGACAGACCTGTTCCTCCGTGCGCTTGAGAGTTACATCCAAGCAATCGTTGACGTTCTCAACAAACAGTTGGTCGAGCGTCTTTGGCAGTTGAACGGTCTGAATTATGACCTGATGCCAACTATTGAAGCTGGTGATGTTGCTCCGCATGACCTCCGTGAAGTAGCTGCTTTCCTACGGAACCTCAATGGTGCTAACATTGATGTATCGTCGCACCCAGAGGTTGTTAAAGACCTTATGGACATTGCAGACCTAGAGTATGATCCTGAAGTTGGTCAAAATGAAACAAACACACAGGAAATTGAATAATCATGGCTACTCTTAATAACCGTGTGTTCGACAACGGCTTGACCGTTCTTGACACCGAAGCTAATAAAATCTTAGTTACCTCTCAAGAGGCTACCACTTACACAGAAGCTAACGCAACTTACGCTTTAGGTAATTCTACGTCTCTTTCAATCTCTGCCCCAGCGGATCGTACAGGTGGTGGTCGTGAGGTTACTGTATCGGCTATCTCTGATGGCGCTGTGACTGGAACTGGCACTGTTACACACTATGCCCTAGTAGACACATCAAACTCTCGTTTGTTGGCTACAGGCTCCCTTACAGCGTCTCAAGCAGTAACGTCAGGTAACACCTTTACGCTTGGTGCGTTTACCGTGGGTATCCCTGACCCAGCATAAGGGTTGGACCTATGAGTAGCAGAATACTTCAAGAAAACAGCAGTCTCCTCTTAACTGAGAACAATGAACCCTTAATCAACGACAACTTCATTTCTACTGAGGGTTTCGTTACAGGTTCTCCTGTAGTAAACACTACAGCTATAGCTCAAGATCACGACTTAAGTTGCACTTCTATAGTCACAGGTTCTCCTGTAGTATCTGACCTCAACATGGCTGAGGAAGAGACTTTCCTAGCTGACGACATTGTAACTGAAAACCCTGTTGTAAGTAACTCTGCTGTCAAACAGACTCATTTGCTATCTGGACAAGGGCTTGCCACTAATCAGCCCACTGTATCATCAACAGACTTTCTACAAGATAACATACTATCTGCTGATAATGTCCTGACATTGCCCCCTGTATTGTCCCCGACTACGATTGAACAGAACCATGCGTTGTTGGGTACACCTATTGTAACACAAAGTCCAATTCTGACAGAGCCTTTTTACAATGCTGCGTTGTCGAGGACAGTTTCTATTACTGCTGATTCTAGTAATTCGGTTGTCATAGAAGAGGTTGATGGTAATGTTGTTACCTTAACTGAGATGTCTAATGTCATTAACTTAGATAAGTCTGTGAATACATCAACTACTTACGATTCAATAAACCGACAGAGCATTAGTAGATCAATCAATGAGGTAGCCTAATGGCTTTTACAATTAAAAGGGGTGACACATCCCCTTCCATTCAGTCTATCTTAAAAGACGCAGCGGGTGTTGCTGTAGACCTTACGGGGGCTACAGTTAGTCTGCACATGAAGGCTGTCGGAGAAAGCACCCTCAAAATAGACGAAGCTATGACTATCGTAAATGCTACCTCTGGTATTGTTCGTTATGATTGGTCGTCCTCTGACACTAATACCGCTGGTACATACTACGTTGAGTTTGAGGTGACAAAGGCTGATAACTCAGTTGAGACCTTCCCTAACAACGGTAATGCTGTGGTCGTGATAACAAAGAGCCTTGACGGATGACTACTTGGACAAGAAACCTCTATGAGCATGATTACCTAGCCATAGCTAAGGGTGAATCCAATGACTACTCCGCCAGAAACATCTTCGGCTATAATTCCACTGTAGGTACATCTTATATTCCCATGTGGGAGAACAACACAGTTTACACCTACCCCACACAACCTTTGACCATGACAGTTACATCTAACGTAGCAGACAATGGTGTACAGGTGCGGATCATAGGTCTTGATGGTGATTACAATGTCATCACTGAAATTGTAACTCTGGCGGTATCAGTCGCAACAACTCAGCAATTCTTCCGTATCAATGATGTCGTTACGATCAGTGGAAACGCTGCCAACGACATAACGGTAAGCAACGGTGGGATAACTTACGCTAAGGTCCGTGGTGGTGACGGTAAGAACCAAGCTAGTATCTACACAGTACCCGCTGGACATAGCTTGTACCTAGTTCGTATTGATGCTTTCTGTGCCACCGCCGCTCAGAACAACAGGCAAATCTACTTCAGGAACCTAGCTTGCTTACCCAGCGGTGTAAAGTTGAGGGTAGCGGAGACTTCCTTCTTAGAGACTATGCACATTCAACGTCAAGTTCCTTTCAGGTACAACGAGAAGACTGACATTGAGTTTCAGCTTCGTGGTAGTGCTGGAGAACAGTTTATTAGTGTCTTTGGTGAAGCTATCCTATGTAAAAACGTAATAACAGGTGAACCATAATGAAGGTCGGATCAAAAGTATCTTGGAATAGCTCAGGCGGAACTGCCCGTGGTATCGTCCGTGAAATCGTTCGTGATGGTAAAGTCTCAGGTATCCCAGTAAAGATCACAGGAACCAAAGAAGAACCTGCCGCTCGTATTGAGATCATTGATGACGAAGGTAAGCCAACAGGCACAATGGTAGGACACAAAGTTTCTACCCTCCGTAAAGCACAATACGCTAACGACATCTTCACTACTGAGCCTGAAGCTATCTCTCGTTCTATGGACTTAGGCATGGGTGGAGCTACTCACGTCTCTGAGTACGATGGACAGGCTGTGTACATGCCCGGTGAGAGCCACGAGGCGTACCTTTCGTTCTACGAAGGGGGTGAGCCTACCGAAGAGGCAGAAGAGCCATCAGTGAGCCGTATAGAGGCTCTCAGGGCCGTTGTAGCTGAGATACTAAAGACTGACTTTGCTAAAGCTGAATATCAAGGCGAAACTGTCACTCTGAATAAGCCTCGTCGTATCAAAGGCGGTAACAAGAAGTTTGAGGTGTTCGTACAGGACGGTGGTAAGGTCAAACGGGTAGCTTTCGGTGATCCCAACATGGAAATCCGTAGGGACGATCCTAAAGCTCGTGCCAATTTCCGCTCCCGCCATTCCTGTGATACCAAGAAAGATAAGACAACGGCTGGCTACTGGTCATGTCGTATGTGGGAATCCAACACATCGGTGGGTGAAATGACAAAGAATATCGAAGGTAAAATCCTTAAGACTGACGACGAACAGCGTATGGTCTACGGATGGGCTTCTGTAGTTACAGAAAAAGGTGAAGCCGTTATTGATCGTCAGGGTGACGTTATCGAAGCTGGCACACTGGTAAAAGCCGTTAATGAATTTATGGAGCATGTGCGGGTCGGCAAGGCTATGCACGTTGGAGATCAGGTTGGCGTAGTTGTCCACTCTCTTCCTATCACTAAAGAAATTGGTGATGCTCTTGGTATCCAGTCTGATCGTGAAGGATGGGTTGTCGCTTACAAAGTATTCGATGATACCGTCTGGGATATGGTCAAATCTGGTGAACTCGCTGCGTTCTCTATAGGTGGACGTGCTATTAAGGAGGAAATCTAACTTGCCTAATCTCCTGAAAAACTTGCACCTTGAAGAACTTTCCCTTGTGGATCGTCCAGCCAATGCACAAGCAATGGTCTCACTCTTCAAGCGTGACAATTCCGAAGAGGAAATTACGAAAATGAATGAAGAAATGGAAGCCAAAGTAAAGGCGTACATGGACGACAAAGGCTGTGGACGTGGCGAAGCTATGAAAGCTCTCGGCTACGACATGGAAAAAGCTGATGAAGTTGTAACCGAAGAAGTCGCTGAGAAAGCTGCTCCTGAAGTTGAAGCTGTAGAAGCTCCTGAAGTTGACGTTGAAGCACTCAAGGCGGATTTTGATCGTCTTTCTGCTGAGAACCAACATCTCCGCAAAGGTCTGATTGACAATGGTTACGTTATCCGTGCCGACTCAATCGAGAAGAAAGCGGAAGAAGAAATGATGGACATCGACGGTGAGATGGTAGCTAAGAGCGACATCCCAGCCCCAGTCCTGAAAGCACTTGAAGCTGCTGCTGTAGCCAAGCGTGAACATGAAATCGAAAAGGCTGACCTTGAGTTGACAAAGAAAGCAGAAGAA